TGGTAGCTCTGGGAACTCCGCAAAGATTGGTAGCTCTGGGAACTCCGCAAAGATTAAAAGCACAGGATACGACAGCATTATTTGTTGTGCAGGGGATGATAGTTGCGTAAGTGCTAAAAAAGGAAGTTGGATTACTCTTGCGGAATGGAAATATAGCTATGAGAAAGATAGATATGTTCCTAAGTGTGTAAAGACAGAGTATGTGGACGGAGAGAGAATCAAAGAAGACACGATGTACAAATTAATTGATGGAGAATTTACAGAAGTTTAGTAACTAAATAGCATCTTTTCTGGTTTGATTCTCTGCCTAACGAAACTATAAATAATGTTTTTGTATTTTCAAATTTTTTCATTTTTCATCTTATTGGGCAGAGAGTCAAGCCAGAAAAGGCTTGTTGCATAGCAGGATTTTTATATACCACACGACAACTAAATAAAAGAATCCTCGCAACGCATAAGTACAATACAGCTATTGTATAAGTCATGATTTCCCCTGCTATTAACGGCAGGGGAGAGAATGGACAGTAAAGGAGTAAGAAATGCAAATTTATAATATAGAAACGAAAGCAATTATAAGCGGAGAAGAAATAAAAGAATTAGATGATTGTTTTATTTTGTCAAATGTTGATGAGGGAAACGATACACATACAACTATTAGATGTTTGAAACCAACATGGAACAAAGTAATTTGTAAAGAAACGTGTTTACAGCGTATTACAAGTCAGCTAAATCAACTTACACAAAACACGGTTTTAGGAGTTGATGAGTTAAGCAATAATACAGATACACTCATGATGAGAATAACATTGAAAAATGTTAAAAACAAAAGTCTATTGATATATAACAAACAAAATAAAACAACATACATTGATTGTTGGTTTATCAGTAGTAGATTTTTAGATCAAGCCATAGAAGATTATTTAACAAATAAGGAGGATTAAATATGGGAATTAAAAATCTAACAGAAGCAGAAGAAAAAGAGTTTTACAGACTTGTTGAGAAGATGAATGGAGAAAAACCAGACAAGGAACAGGGTGTAAAGGTAAGGAAACCACGACAATCAGAAGAATATTTTTGTATTAGTAATGATGGAGCTGTTATACAAAGCAGGTGGACGAATGATTCTTTAGATGAAGGAAGATGGGAATTAGGAAACGTCTTTTTCACAGAAGAGTCAGCGTGGCTTGCCAGAGAAAAAAAGAAAGTAGAAGTTGAAATCGAAAGATATGCAAGGGAACACAATGGCACAGCATCTACCAATCGTCGGTATTTAATTCGATATGAAGAAGATGAGAAAAGTCTTATTTGCGATACATGGGCTACAGCAAAAATACAGGGTACAGTTATGTTTACATCAAGAGATGTTTTGACTGCTGCAATTGAAGCAGTAGGAAAAGACAGAATACTCAAGTACATCTTTGGAGTAGAAAGTGAGGGAGAAGAAAAATGCCAGTAGCAAGATGTAAATATTGTAATAGCTTGTTATTCAATGAAGACGTTGGAAGAGAGTATATACAAATAAATTCAGATATGAAAATACAAAGCAAATTTATTTGTCTTAAATGTGAAATGGAGTTAAGAAAAGAAGATTTCTTTGAACCGTACAGAAGCATGATGAAGTAAAGGAGAAAGAATATGGATGTTATAAAACAAATAGATTACATGATTGCTTGCCTAGAGATGGCAAAAGAAGAATATCAGTATGAGAAAAGTTATGAAACAAAGAAAAAAGCAAGAGAGGACAACGACTGGAACTGGTACGACAGAAACAGGACACCGAAAAAGACGCTAATTAAAGAAAATCTTAGAAATGTTGGGAGAACAGGATTCAAGCTTGCGAAAGATTTAGAGGTGGGAGAATGAAAATATATTCAAGTCGAGCTGATAAAAATGTGGACTGTATAAGAACAAGCATGAGAACAGAAAAACACAATAGTTTGCACGTAACATTAAATTTTAGGAGAACTGTTGGTGGACCAGTTACCATGGAAGAAGAAACAGGCAGTGAAGTGAGAATAAACTTTACTGATACTTGCGAACTTGAAAATTTCATCATGGCACTGACACAGCTAAATGAAATGACAAAAGGTTACTACGGTAAATGGGAGATTGAAAAGGAGAACGACTATGACAATAGCGGAGCAGGTAGCACAGTGTTTTTTAGAAAGCATAGAAAAGACAATCAATGAAAACAAGATGGATGTCGGAGCGTTAGAATCAAATACTTATTATCGTTCTGAAAAAGCAAAAATGGTAGTGACAGATACAAAGACAGGGATAGTTATTGCAACAATGACCTGTGACATGAATCCAAAAAGAAGAAAACAGGAAAAAGATTTAGATGATTATTGCCGTAAAAGAGTATGCCCTGTTTGTATTTTTAAAAATCAAGAACCTTGTATAACGAACAAAATTGCCTATGGAGTAGCTACTAATAAAGAGGTAGAGGAAAACTATAAAAAGATGTTAGAAGAAGTGGAGATGAAAGAATGATACTAAAAATCTTACTTGTTATCATAGGTGTTTTCTTAGGACTGGTAGGCAGTGGCTTCTGCCAGTCCGCTAAAGCAAGAGATACGATCACAATGACGTTAGAAGATTATAAGCATATGGGAGAAATATTACACAGTTTGCCGATAAGAGAACGGCACAAAAGCCTTAAAGGGAAAGACGTGGCGTTATACAGGTGTCCTAAATGTAAAAGCTATGTAGCAGAATGGACAGAAGTTTGTGAGTGTGGGAATCGGCTAGACTGGGGAGAAAGTGAGGACTTACATGTTAATAAGAATTAGTGAGACAATGGCTATAAATACACAACAGGTTATTAGAATCTATGTCAAAAAAGTATTTGACGGATACGAAGTTATAGGAGAAACACTAGATCATCTATATACTATTAAAAAATGTACAACAAGAGCAAAAGCAGGAGAGACACTGGAAAAAATACTCAGTCAGTACGACAGAGGACAAAGGGTTATCGAATTATAAAGGAGCGTTATAAATGTTGGTACTTACACAAAGTCAACGAATGGTTATAAATGTTGAGTATGTAGATTGTATGTTTATTAAAAAAGAAATAATAAAGAAGCAGGAAAAATACGGTTTATATTGCGTTATGGCATTCGATCAGGAGAAAGTTGCTATTGCATATTATGAAACAGAGAAAGAAGCAATGGAAGAACTCAAATTGATGCTGACTTGTTGGAAACACAAGCAAGATATATATTTTATCAGACAAGAAAAGGCGGTGTTATAATGGGAAGCAATTTCTTTAACAACAGACAGTTACCCGCACAACAACGTAGGGTTAAGAATCGCAGGGATGCAGATAAACTAATACATAGCAGTTACACAGCATTTCTTTTATTGGGCACGATGGCACTACACGACCAATTTGGATTTGGTGGTGCCAGACTTGGAAAATGGATTGATAAAATGAACGAACTAAAAGAATGTTATGAAAAGGGCCTTGTCAGTGTACAGGACCTACAATCCATGATTAAAAATGAAACAGGAATCGAGATCAAGTTTTAATGCGTTATCAAGGAGTGATTACATGAAATGCGTTTGTATGGGATGTACGGAAGCAACCGGCAGGAGTTGGAATTGCCACACAAGATGTGATGGTTACAAAGAGTTCCAAGCCAAAAACGAGGAAGAGAGGGACGTTATCAAGAGAAAAAATCCTTATTATAAGTCGTTATCAAAAGAAAAATTTATGAAACGGAATGCTTTAAACAGGAACAGGAGGGGAAGAAAGTGACAGGGTTATCAATAGACGTTATCAAAAATCAGATACGATTATCAAAAATGTTTGCAGGAAGTGAAGCGGTATCAACTAAGGCATTAAAAGAACTTCTTGAGTACAAAGAAACAGGATTGACACCGCAGGACATAAAAGAAATGGACAAGATGTATCTTGAAAAATGTAAAGAAGTAAATGCACTTGTAAAGACCTGTGAACGGCTAGAAAAGGAGAAAAGATGAATAAGCAAGACATATATACTCTATGTACATTAATTCCATCTATGGACGATTACAGCGGTCACAATATGTATCTATGCGGTAAACGTGACGGATTTAATGAGTGTGTGAAGATGTTAAAAGAAAATCTGAAGAATATAAAAGAAGAAGCAGGGGTTTAATCCTCTGTTTCTTCTTTTTTTGCCTTTTTATTGAATTTTTCCCATCGTTCTGGATACACTTCTTGAAACCATTTAAGAAAATCTCCAAACAGAGCGTTTTCTGCTTCTTTTCTAACTGCGGCTGCATCTTCTATGTTGTTGTATCTTCCTAAATGGTATGTTTTGCCTTTAAATACTATTGTAGCAGCCCATTTTCGCCGATTTTTGTCCCAACTAACACCACGAACTCCAGATGTGTTATTCCGCAACATTTTTCTAGGTTTGATTGATATAATGGATGTATTTTCTATATATCCTTGTTCACATGTTTCCGCAGCCTTTTTGAGGTTTTCTCTGGCACTTCTTTGATGTGAGCAACCACAAGACATTTGTTTGTAAAATAGTCCGGCAGGAACTAGGTAGTGCTTTCCGCAAGAACATTCACATTCCCATTTATACCGATTTCCAACTCTTATTTGCTTAATTGCTTTGCAACCATAATCGTTAACTTTACCAGTGAGGTCAAATGGTTTATAGTAATTAGCTTCGGCAAAACATCCGCAAGATTGAGTTCGACCAGATGTTAAAGCATCGTATCTTATAGTTTTTGTATTTCCACATTCACATTTGCAAATGGCATAAACTCTTCCTTTTTTTCTATAAGCATCTATGATAGTTAATTTTCCCCACTTTTCTCCATTAAATTCATTTGTATATCGTGGTGCGTTTTTACATTCTTCGGAGCAATATTTTGCACTTGGTGCCCCATCAAAAGTCTTTCCACATACAACACATTCTCTTAAAGCCATAATAAACACCTCTTTCTGCAATGAATTATACATACTATATTACTAATGCACAAGAAAAATTCAGAAAAGGACCAGAAAAACTCTGGTCCTCAATGTTATTTGTATAAAAAGTTGTGATCTAAAATCCGCACGTTATAGTTACCAGTTGCACCGCTTACCTGTTGATGCGTGATAATGTAGTTTGCTGTGATACCTGCGGTAATGATCGCTGTAAGTATGATTGATAATAATATTTTATTCATATAAACACCCCAAATCTTCCAAAATCATTTCTATTGCATATTCTCGTGAACACATTTCAGCACCATCCCAACGATTTTGTTCAATCATTGAATTTGCTTCTTTAACGGCTTCTTTTTCGGTATAACCGCAACTCATTAACCACTGTACAATTTTAATCATGCTAGTTCTCCTTTTCTACCCTCGTAACCTCCGGGGTGGGTGGTGTATGTTATGCAGGTATTACAAGACTGTCACGATCAGCCTTGACAAGTCTGTTCTTATTAAGCCTATCTTTCCACTGCTCAACAAGTGACTCATGGAGCTTCAATGCTTCTTGCTTGCTGTAAGTTGTATAAAAATCAATTTCTTCAAAATCATCCATATACATTACAACAGTTTGGTATTCGTGTAATACTTCCACATAAACTGTGGAAATAATACACTCTGTTTGATGTAACCAAAATTTGTGTCTTGCGATTGTTTTATTCATTTTCAATCCCTCCTAAAATCTTTTTACAAGCTTCTACATACCCATCTGGAAGTGTTTCGGTGTTCATCTTTCCACCGCTTGCTCTCCATTCAAGATACTTTTTAACTTCTTCTTTTTCTTCTTTCAGTTCGAAAATGAACTCTTCATAAGAAACGAAGTCCTCATTTTCAACTAACTTTTCAATTTCTTTTCTTAATTCTTTCATCTTCTTTTCTCCTTTTCTGATTACTTTGCTCTCTTAACTTACTTTTATTATATCACTTTAAAAAGTTATGTCAATAGAAAATGTCACTTTTTATGATAATATTTCTCTTGACGTGAAAATGGTACATAATATATAATATAGTAAATAGGAGGTAATGAAAAATGTTAAAATACAAAATTGATGTATATGATGCACTGAAAAGAAAAGGATTTACTACATATAAGGCTAAAACTACTAATTTACTTAGTCAAAACACGTTAAACAAGATAAAAAACGAGGATACAGCTATAACGCTAAAGGCTTTAAATGCTGTATGTAACATCTTAGAAATGCAACCGGGGCAGCTATTAGAATATGTAAGAGATGAAGAGGACGAAAAAAAATTAAAAGAATTATAAATATCACTTTACAAAGGGATAAAGATATGGTAAGATAAAGACAGTTAAAGGAGATAAGCAAAGAAAGAAAAGGAGATTGAAGTCATGAAAAAAGAATTTTGGGAAAGAGTAAAGTGGGAAAGAATAGTGGATACGAGAAAATATAGATATGTATTAGACGATGATGTAAGACTCGAAAGGCCTTTAATAAAAAGCTAAAATCAATGGATGCAGATTTAAGAGAAAGCGTGGCGTATGAATTGAGCCTTTCGTCTGATCAAGAATTTTTTGACAAGTACGCCGAGGCACATAAAAAAAAATTCGGGACCACTTGGGAACCAGATCGAGAATAAAAAGAGTGTAAACAAAGGCACTTCTCACTATGGTATAATTATACTAGATAATAACCATAGTCGGGAGGTGTCTTTTTTTGATTAATAACAAACTAAAGAATTGCTGTAACGATTGCGTACATTGCGAGATCGTGACGGAGACAAAGAGAAGAGCTATCCCAGAGGATAAGACGGAAGTGGTACTTGTAAATATAAAGTGTAGTCATATGTGCGTATGCAGTAGATACCAGAAAGAGGTGCAGAATGGAAGATAGAAGTATATGCTGTGCTGAATGTATGCATCTACTAGGAAGTGATACAAAGAACTACTATATGTGTAATGAAGGCAAGTATGACAGAATATACAATGCATATCTATGCACCTGCGACAAATATAGAAGCAGGAATACAAGTACAAAAGAATATAAGAGATAATAACAGATCGTTAGAGGTGGTAAATTTCGTTGCAACCACGCACCATATTGGTTAAAAGAGATGCAAGAGATGTGACGCTTGCCTAACGGTCTGTTTAAATATATATAAACCTAGAAAGGATGTGAGAAGATGAATCTAAATAGAATTATGCGAAAACTACAAAGAGCAATAGTATCAAACGGATTTGTAATAAGCTTAGACACAACACAATTCTATTCAGAGGACCAGAAACGAATGATAACAATGTACATCCTGTCTATAAAAGCATATGAGAATACAAGAAAAGGTTGGAAAGACACACGGTATGAGATACTAAGAACTGCATCACAAGTGGATGTAATTAAATGCTTGTCTGATATATGGGCAAGTATACGAGAAAGGAATGAGCAAATAAATGCGAGATGAACTTACACAGAAGCAAAGAACATTTGCTCATGCATGGATAGAAAACGGTGGGAATGATTATCAAGCGGCAATAGATGCGGGATATTCGCAAGCAACAGCAAAGAACGCAAGAAAGAACATCTTGGAAAAACGTGGAGTAAAGGAATATATTGCTAAACTACAAGCCGACTTAGACAAAGAAAAAGGGTTTGATATTATGAGTCTTGCAGACATACAGCGAAGACGGTCAATGATCGCCACTGGTGCGTTGCAAGATTCTTTTGGATTTACTCCAGACTTCCCAGATCAATTAAAAGCCATGAACGACTTAGAAAAGGCTTTAACGGTGCAGGCAAAGGAAGAGGAAGAGAAGAAAGCAAGAGAAGAAGCATTAAGGAATAAGACGTACCACATGGACCTTGATATAATCCCCGATGTGTTCCACCCGATGATTCGAGATGTACGAAACCATAGACATACAGAATATGTATTGCCGGGGGGACGTGGTTCTGGTAAATCCTCAACAATCCCAAACATTATTACAGAGTTGATGAGAAACAATCATGACATACATTGTCTTGTTGTAAGAAAAGTATATAACACTGTAAAAGATTCTGTATTTGCTAAAACCAAATGGGCAATAACAAAACAGGAGTTCTCGGAAAAAGATTATAAATATACAAGCTCGCCTTATGAAATTACAATGAGAGACACAGGACAAAAGATATTCTTTCGTGGTGCTGACGATAAAGAAAAAATAAAGTCGATAGCACCAGATTTTGGATACATAGCGATTGTGTGGTTTGAAGAATTAGACCAGTTCGCAGGACCGGAAGAGATAAGAAATATTGAACAGTCCGCCATACGTGGTGGAGATTTGGCATGGATATTCAAGAGTTTTAACCCACCGAAAAGTGCTAACAATTGGGCAAATCAATATTTACAAGAACCAAAAGACAACAGAATGATTGTAAGAAGTACATATCTGGACGTGCCTAAAGAGTGGTTAGGTAAACCGTTTATCGAAGAAGCGGAGCACCTAAAAGAAATCAGACCAGAAGCATACGAGCATGAATACATGGGCATTGCTAACGGTAACGGTGGGGCAGTCTTTGAGTATGTAGAAGTAAGAGAGATTACAGACGAAGAAATAGCACAGATGGACCGCATATATCAAGGTGTCGACTGGGGTTGGTATCCGGATAAGTACGCATTTACAAGGACCTACTACGATGTGGCACGAGAAACAATCTATTTTATAGACGAACATTGTGTAAATAAGCGGTCAAACGAGCAAACAGCCGATTGGATAAAGAAAAAAGGCTATAACGATTATGCGATCGTTTGTGATAGTGCAGAGCCTAAATCAGTAGAGGACTACAGAAACTTAGGACTTGTAGCACAGGCAGCAGTTAAAGGACCAGGGTCGGTCGAATATGGCATGAAATGGCTACAACGTAGGAAGATTGTGATTGACCCATGGAGAACACCATACGCATACAAAGAAATTACAACGTATGAGTATGATAGAGATAAAGACGGTAACATAATAAGCGGATACCCAGACAGAGACAATCATGCTATTGATTCGTTGAGGTATGCATACAACAGAGTGATTATGAGGAGAGGAGAGAACGCATAATGATGATAAATCTAAAAGATGTAACTTGTATACAAATTGGAAATGTAATGTTAGGTATCAAGGATATAGAAAAAATATCTATCCATGATGGTGGGGTTTGGATTACGATTAATGGAGATTTGATACAAGGAGATATAGAAACAAAAATCGGAAACGTTAAACTGATAGCGGTGGAATAGATGGGTATAATAAGCAGAATGAAAGAGATATTAAGTGCCCTTTTTAGACAAAGGGCAAGAGACGATTTTAAAGTTAATACTGTAACATCTTTGGAAATGCAGAGGACAGTAGAAAAATGTATGTATATCTATAAAGGTATGCCATACTGGTTAGATGATGATGAACATATCAAGACTGTTAATTTTGCAAAAGCTGTTTGCTCGGAAATGGGACGTCTTACAACATTGGCGATAGGAATAACTGTTGACGGTAGTGCAAGAGCTGACTGGTTACAGAAACAAATTAACAAGGTGCTTGGAGAGATAAGGCACTGGACAGAATTTGCGTGCGCATACGGTACCGTAATACTTAAACCAAACGGCAAGAGTGTAGACCTTATAACTCCTAAAGATTTTATTGTAACAGATGAGAGCAACGGAGAGATTCAAGGCATTGTGTTTATCAACAGGGAAGTGTCTGGGGATGGTAGAACATACTACACAAAACTTGAATATCATCGTTATATCGAAGATGTGTATCAGATAACTAATCGTTGTTATGCTTCTAAAGATGCAAATGATACAGGAAAGCCTATAGACATAGACGAGACACCTTGGAAAGGCGAACTTGAAGATGTAGGACTCGCAAACTTAGATGGTAAACGATTATATGGAGTGTTGCGGACACCACAAGCAAATAGTGTAGATGAGGATTCAAGTCTTGGATTACCTATCTTCTATGATGCTATAGAAGAATTAAAGGATTTAGATATAGCATACAGCAGAAACGCAACAGAAATTTTTGATAGTAGGCGAATGGTCCTTATTGATTCTGACAGGCTCATGGAAAGTGGCGCACCTGTGAAAGATATGCAGGCAGGTGTTGAACGAAGCAAGAAGCGTTTAAAATTACCAGAATACGTTAAAAACGTAAACGGGACTGGAATGGATGGATTTTATCAAGAAGTAAATCCATCCTTAAATACATCTGCAAGAATAGAGGGTATCAATGCATTGTTAAGTCAAATTGGATATAAATGCGGATTTTCCAATGGTTACTTTGTATTCAATGAAAAAACAGGTATACAAACAGCTACATGGGTAGAAGCAGATCAGCAGAGAACTATTCAGACGGTTAAGGATATGAGAGATAAATTACAAAAGTGCATGAATGAGTTAATAAATGCACTTAGTATATTTGCAGACTTATATCAATTATCCCCTGTTGGAACGTATGAAATAGTGTTTGACTTTGGGGATATTACATACAACGAAAATGAGGACCGATCAAGATGGTATAGCTTTACTGTTGCAGGAAAAGTCCCATTCTGGTATTACTTAGTCAAATTTGAGGGATTTAGCGAAGAAGAAGCGAAAGCATTAGTAGCAGAAGCACAGCCAAAAGAACCAACCCTTTTTGGTGCAAGCGGAGAGGAGTGAAAGCATGGGGAAGAACAGAATTGAAAAATATCTTGCATACCTTAGTGGCGAAGATGTAAAACTGCCCGAACCATTTACAAAACAAGAAAAGCTGTTGTACAACATCTGCAAAAAGGGAGTTACAGGCAGTACAGAAACAGACAAAACATTAACGCAAGAGGGCAAGCCTGCGGATGCGGCAGCAGTTGGGAAGATGCTAGATGTGGCACTAATGGTAAAAGACCCAGAAGAATAGGCGGTGGGATTATGCTAACGCCAGATTACTTATGGTATGTGCCAGAGAAAGCAGAGAAGCAGGCAGAAGAACTGCATAATAAGATTGTATCCGTCATTATCGAACGAATGATGATAAGGCTAGGACGTGGGGAAGATTACCTTTTTACTCCTATTGACAAGTGGCAGATGGATGTATTGCAGGATGCAGGGTATATCTTGCAATCGGTACAGGCAGAGATAGCACAAACGACAAAGATAAGTATTGCAGAGATCGCACGCACTATGAAAGAAGCAGGAATCAAGGCTCTTGAATGGGATGATACAATCTACAAGAAAGCAGGTCTTGAACCAACACCACTCGGGGAAAGTCCTTATCTACAGAGACTGTTGCAAAGGAATTATGAAAAGACCAAGGGAGAGATGTATAACTTTACTGGCACGATGCCGAACGCCTGTCATGATAATTACATTAAGGCAGTGGATAAAGCATATACACAGACTGCAAGCGGTACGACAGGGTACACACAAGCGGTTAAAGAAGCTGTAAACGACATAATAAACAGCGGTGCAGACGTAACCTACCCTAGCGGACACAGAGACAGCATAGAAACAGCAACTACAAGAGCGGTCCGCACTGGTGTAAGTCAGATGGCAGGAGAGATCACGGATGCACGCATGGACGAGATGAACTGGGATATAATTCTCACGTCTGCACATTTAGGAGCAAGAATTGGAGACGGTGGAGACAACTTAACCAATCATTACTGGTGGCAAGGCAAGTTTTACAGCAAAAGCGGTAATGACCCAAGATTTCCGCCTTTTTCGGTCTGCGGTATGGGAAACGTGCAGGGAATCCATGGGGCAAACTGCCGGCACTCCCACGGTCCGGGGGATGGAATAAACAATCCGTTCGAGGACTACGACAGCGAAGAGAATCGCAAAGAATATGAAAAACGGAAACGACAGAGAGAGCTTGAAAGACGTATCAGAAAGACGAAACGACAGTTAATCGGCATGAAAACGGCTGTGGATAATGCAAAGGACGAAGCCTTAAAGCACGATCTTGACATGGAGTATCAAAAAAAGGCGGCACTATTGCAGAAACAGAACAAATCCTACAATGATTACTGCGAAAAGAACAATCTTAAGAAGCAGAGTGAACGACTAAACACGGCAGACTGGAACAGGAGTCAAGCATCATCAGCACGAGGTGCAGCGACACGATACAACAATGCACGAGGTAAATAATGGATACTATAAACAAAATTATGGTAGCCTGTGGGTGGATTATAACAATTGGTAGTGCGATAGGAGTATTATATACTGCCTATAAGCATTACAAGAAGCCTACGGACGATTTGAAACATCGAATAGATCATATAGAGACAGATATTAAAGAAATTAAACAAAAGCTAAATAGTGACTACAGTGCTATTAATAATCAACGTGATGATATGAACCTAGTCATGAAAAGCATGTTTAATTTGATCGAGAACAAGATCACAGGAAACAACATTGAGGGTCTAAAAAAAACCAGAGACGATCTGATAAATGCGTTGACAACACACGACAAACAGTGAGGTGTTTGCTTTTGAAAGTATATGATTTTACCGTACCCGAACTAAATATGTTCCGTACGTATTGCAACTTCACAGATGTTGAAAGAACATTGTTCGAGTATCGGGCAAAGAATATACCACTAGAGAAATGTGCAGAGCTTATGAACGTAAGTCTGTCTACAGCAAAGAGAATCAGCAGGAAAGTTAATAACAAGATTATTAGAGTATGTTAAGGAGAATAAATAATGAATTTTAAAGAAGCATTTAAAGCAATGAAAGCAGGAACAAAAGTTAAACTACCATCATGGGGTGGCTTCTGGTTTTGGGATGAAGAGAAGCAAACTGTTATGATGCAGTGTAGGCCTAAAGATGCTGATAAAGGTCAGGGAGATTTATTAGACATTAGAGAAACACAGAGAGTTGAGTACACACTTTCTAATATCTTATCCAATGAATGGGTAATTGCAGACGAAAAGAACTGTCCTGTGCTTGGTGGAGAAGCTACATTTAGTTTCGGGGATGCTATTAAGTACATGAAACGTGGGTTGAGGGTTGCGAGAAAAGGATGGAACGGAAAAGGGATGTATGTATTTTATGCCTCTGATTTTCAGTTTGGAACAAAAGCAGACTTATCAGAGTTTAATCCTACAGAAGACCCAGAATGTACAGAAGAAAATAAAGTATATGTATATGATTGCCTAGTTCTCAGAACCGCTGATAAAAAGTTACAGCCTGGATGGTTAGCATCACAGAGTGATATGTTGGCAGAAGATTGGATGTTTATTGATTAAAAAAGAGGGTATTGAAAAGGCAAAAATCCATGATACAATATAAATGTAACAAGTAATAAGTTGTTGAATAAATCATTATAAGATTTTTTTAGTTTTAAATGAGAGTGGTTTGTTTCGGAGATACTTTTTCATGTTATAATACTTTAATCCTTTTTTTATTTTTGTTTATGTAATATAGTACGGTGGATTCCTAACGGAGTCCGTGGAAGTATAACTCAGTTGGTCAGAGTAGTCGGCTCATAACCGACCTGTCACAGGTTCGAGTCCTGTTGCTTCCATTTGCTCACTGTTGTGAGCATGAGAAATCATTTTTGAATTTCCTCAATTTTTTGGTTTAAATTTCATTTTTCAACACGACACCTTTTTTCATCAATTGGTGTTCCTCAATCTTATCCTTATTGTTCAAGCACCATGACCCCTATCATGGTGCTAATTTTTTAATTTAATATGATACTTTTATGAGACTTTAACGACCTGTTAGAGTCTCTTTTTTAATGCGATAATTTACACATAAAAGGGAGGTGGAAGAGTGAACGGATATAACTATAATCCTTATGCACCAATGTATCAGCAGGATACAATGCAGTTGCAGGATAGGCTAAATCAGTTACAGCAAATGCAACAGCAGTACAATAAACCAATGCCAGAGACACAAGTTCCAACACAGAATGTTAATTGGATACAAGTTGCAGGCATAGAGGGAGCAAAGAACCAGATCGTACAGCCAGGGGCTACAGCATGGATGATGGATAACAACGCACCTTTCTTTTATGTAAAGAGTGTAGATGGAATGGGCAGTGCAACTTTTAAGGTATTTAGATTCGAGGAGATACCGCCAGAAGCCACGCAGAACGCCCAAAAACAAAATGTAAACTATGATAATAGATATGTTACAAGAACAGAGTTTGAAGAACTTCTAGCAAAGCTAGGAGAGCAACCAGAGAAAGGAGAGTTAAGCAATGAGTAATCCTTTAATGAACATGATAGGCGGTATGATAGGAAACAACAACCCTATGCAAATGGTACAGCAGGTAATGGGCATGGTAAGAGGGTCTAACAATCCGCAGTCTATGGTTGAGAGCATGGCACAGACAAACCCTGCGATCAAGCAGGCAATGGAAATGTGCAAGGGAAAGAACCCACAAGAAGTGTTTAATAGCCTATGCCAACAGCAGGGCATGAATCCACAGGATATTGTGGACAAAGTGAACAAATAGATATTAAGCGGTGCACAGCTTGGTAAATAAATTTATGGAGGACAACAACAATGAATGAAGCAATGGGACTCACTGCGGCAGATGTAGCGGCAGTGACAAGAAATGACGGATATGATAACGGCTTCGGCAACGGTGGTTGGTGGATTTGGATTATCTTAATTGCTTTCCTTTTCTGTGGTAACGGATGGGGAAGAAATAACGATACCGCAACGACCGCAGGCGAAAATGCTTTCTTATCCGATGAGTTTGTTAAGAGAGATATTTTCAATACAAACCAGAACGTATCTAATACAGCTTGTCAGACACAGAGAGACGTATTAGAAAGCAGATACACAACACAGTTAGGATTACAGCAGATGCAGGCACAACAGCAGGCTTGTTGCTGTGAAACACAGAAAGAAGTGTTACAGAACCGCTATGATGCGGCTTTAATGGCCCAGAATATGCAGGCACAGATGGCACAGTGTTGCTGTGATATTAAGGAAACAATCCTCGCAGACGGACAGGCTACACGCCAGTTGATGCAGGACAACACAATCCAGAATCTTAGAGATAAACTTGCGGACAGAGATAGAGACTTACAGTTATCTAACTTCCAGATTTCGCAGGTATCACAGACTAAGAACATTGTGGATGCTGTTAGACCATTCCCAACACCTGCATACATTACAGCAAGTCCTTATGTATCCTATAATGGGTATGCATACGGTGGTTGCAACTGCGGAAGTGTAAATGTGTAAATAAATCAAGCTTGTTGGAAGAATCCATATCTACTAAGTAGACTAGCAATATATTGACGATAGGGTGTCGGGTTCGGCATCCTATTTTTGTTTAGGAGGGAAAATTATGTTAAATGCGGTAAATGTAGCACAGCAGGATGTAAACAGTGGTGCAAACGTACTATTTGCGAATACACGATATAGTAGCAGACGTTGTACTTGTAATTATGGGTGGCTGAATCATGTAGAGGGGTCTGGTCTGTTTACGTTAACGAATAGATCAAACTGTCCTATGACTGTAGAGGTAGAATTTAACGGAAATGTATCCGCTAATGCAACAGGAGCAACGGCACTTGCTGTAGAGCTTAACGGAGAAGCTATTGGTGGAACAGAAATGGACTATACAGTAGCTACAGCGAACACATTTCAGAACGTGGGAGCAACAACGGTTGTAACTGTACCATCTTGCGGTAGCTTAATCGTAAGCATCGGAAATGTAGGAACAACAGCGGCAATAGTAAAAGATGCGAATATTATTATAAAGCGTATCTCTTAAGGAGGTGCGATCATGATTGAATTTACAAACAATCTTGAAGTAACAAAAACAGAAGATATCTTTGACGAGATCAACAAAAGATATGTAGCGGCTATGATGATACACGGTCAAATGGCAGATTATTTCAACTTCTTAGGTTTGAAAGGCTACAAAAGATTACATGAATACCAGTTTCTTACAGAAAGCTTGGAGAGACGTGAAATATGCAGGTATTTTGTAGATCATCACGGCAAGCTTTTAAAAGATTCTTTTAGCGGTACTATAAAAGTGATTCCCGACTCTTGGTATACAGCCAGTAGACTAAGTATCGGAAAATCCACAAAGCAGAAAGCCGTAGAGGATGGTTTTATAGAGTATCACAACTGGGAGAAAGAGACAAAAGAAGCCTATGAGAAGTACGCACAGCAACTTAGAACGAACGGAAACGTATCGGATGCACTATTTGTAGAATGTCTGGTAAAAGACGTATCTAAAGAGCTAGAAACGGTTGAAAAGATGGTTACTGATCTAATCTCTGTAGGATACGACATGGTGTATATTACAGAGACACAGGACTGCATTCATGAGAAATACAAAAAGAAGCTTAAGGGGGTCAAATTATGAGTGAAATCAAACATGTTCTGGAAGAACAGCTAGAAAGAGAAAAAAACTCAGCATTAAAACAGCTCACAACATCTAATCTTGATGCAATGTATAAGATTACAACAACATTATGCAATCTTGAAAAGATGGAGCATGGAGACATAGCGGAAACCGTCATGGATGCAAGAGAGAATCTTATTAAGAAGTACAGCAATGGCAAGTATGATAAAAATATAGATGCATTGTATGACAACTACTTAAGTGCTAAAATGGCATACAAAGAAAACGGAGATCAAGGACACCGTGATAAGCTTATGGAATCGGTCGGTAGATTGATGGTGGAAGTGTATGATATGCTTTCTTCTATGGTTATTGATTCTGACTTTATGGACGAGAGAAAAGAGATACAGCGACAGATAAAGAAACTTGCGGAAATGTAAAAAAAGAGGGTATTGAAACGGCATATTTTAGGGTTTACAATAAATATGTAGGAATTATGCAGATTTGCCACAGCCTCCTTGTAAGTACAGAGTTTTTTAAGCGTTTTTGGTTACACGACAACAGGAAAAGAGTTCGAGGCTCGAGTGGGGTTCAAGTCCCCACATTTCTTTTACCTTGACTTAGGTATATAAGTCTTAATCCATTACCGCAGACATAGCGGTATACAAACAATGTAGGAGGATATATATGCAGAATTACGAACAGATTTTAGCAGAATTAGGAATCGAAATCCCAGAAGAGAAAAAGGCAGAGCTTAAAAAAAGACATGCCGAAAATTATAAGACTGTAGCTGATTATAATAAACAGGTAGAGAAAAAAGATGAATACAAAACATCTTTAGACGATGTACAGACCAGATTAGCAGAATTAGAGAAAGAAGATGTTGACGGTCTTAAGACTAAGATTACAACATTAACACAGGAGCTTGCAGACGAAAAAGAAGCAAGAGCAAAAGAAGCTAAGCAGACAGAGTTAAGAGACAAGGTAAAAGATTTCTTATCTGATAAAAAATTTGTAAATGCAATTACAGAAGACTCTATCCGTTCCCAGATGATTCAGAAGTTAGAAGAAGAGAATGGGAAAAATGCAGAAGATGTATTTAAAGAACTTACTACTAAAGATGGGAAACCAATTGAGAACATCTTGGTTGACGAAAAGAAAGCACCAAGTACTAATATCCCAAGCTTTACGACTAAGTTCAACAGCGGAGAGCAGAAAAAGGGAACACAGAAGTTAAGGGAAATGTCTTTAGACGAAAGAATGAAGCTTAAGGCAGAGGACCCAGACTACTATGCAACCTTATTAAATGACAGATAGATAATACCGACTCACAATATGGAAGTGAGCCGCTAACCTAAAAATCCCTTAATAGTTGTAGGTAGATGGGACAAAGATAAGTCCTTATCTATTCTTATTTTGGGTAGAAAGGACTTTTTTTATGCCAAGAACAGGATCATTTGGTGGTTTTGATTTTGACCCAGAGGTTTTCGCTGAGTTTATGTCAGAAAACCCAACATGGAATGATGCGATTATTGCATCTGGCGTGTTAGCACAGGACAATACAATCATGGACTTAATCGGAGAAAAAGGAAACGTTGCAACAATTCCTTTTTATACACCGATTGATGAACAAGACTCACAGGCTTTGAACAACGATGGAGAAACAAACAATACACCTGTTGAAATCACAGGAAAGAAACAGACTTGTATGTTAATTCAGAGAATGAAAGCTTGGAAAGCAAAAGACTTTACAAGGGAGTTAACAGGTGCAGACCCTATGACTCATGTTGCAAACTCTGTTGCAAGCTTTTATAAGCAGGTAAGAACACGTGACTTAATGACTACAGTTGATGCAGTTTTAAGTCTGTCTGGGATGGAAAACCACATTACAGATTTATCTTTAACTGGCGAGGGTGCTGTTGGAGATGCAAACAAAATTGACGATACGACACTTATCTTTGCACAGCAGAAAGCTTTAGGAGATTCCGCTGACAAGATGGGATTACTTGTATTAAACTCTTACATCTACGCAAAATACAAAGCAATGGGACTTGTTGACTACAATAAATACACTATTGCTAACGCAGTAGAAAGAGAAGTAAATCTTCCTACAATCGGTGGATTTATCCCACTGGTAACAGACAGATTTACAGTTGATACAACAGGAACAAACCCAGTATACAAAACTTATATGCTTGGTACAGGTTCAGTATTGACTTGTGATAAGACAAACTATGAAAATCCTTATTATACAGACTACGACCCAGAAACATCTGCCGGTATCGAAAAGCTGTATACAAAGCAGGGTTATGTATTACATCCTAACGGATTTTCTATTAATGCTAACAAGATTGCAAAAGAGTCTCCTACAAATGCAGAGTTAGGAGTTAAAGGAAACTGGTCTTTAGCATTTAACCAGAAGAATATCCGCATGGGTGTTATTAAATCCAACGGATAAAAAGGAGTGTGATATCATGGCATACATTGACTATGAATATTACAAAAGCCTTTTTGGAGAGAAAGCAATCCCAGAAGCAGACTTTAATCGTCTGGTCTGGGATTCTTGCAAGAAGATAGATAATGCCACGACTGGTGTTGACAATGTGAAGAAACTTAAGATTGCTTTTCCAAAAGATGAAGATGATGCAGAAGCAGTTAAAAGATGTGTTTGTGAGCTTCTGACGATCGCTTATAAGATTGAACAGGCAGAAACGAGAGTTGAAGCATCACAGGGTTATATCACATTAGAAGATGGAACTGTGATGAGTAAGCAGGTAGCATCTAAGAGTGCAGGAAACGAGAGTATAAGCTATGTGACTTCCAGTAACGCAGGTACGGCTACATTGATAGATAAGTGCCTAGCGGATAAGGAAGCACAGAAGCAACTATACGATGATAAGATAAGAGATTATCTGTCTGGCATCACTGATGCTAATGGAGTTAACTTGCTGTACATGGGAATATATCCAAGATAAAAAACGGAGGGATACGATGTATAACGATACAATCACACTTTTTAATAGGTATGAAAGTAAATTAGGAGATACATGGTATCCCTCTATTTTGCATAATACGAACCTAAACATGGATAAAGCAAGCATCGTTGCAAAGTACGGTTCTGACTCACAGGACAATGCTGTATTAAACGTGCAGTATAGCCTAAAAAGCGGTCAAAAGATGGTAGGTAGTAAATTATGGCTACCACCTAAAGAATGGTGTAAACAGACGAATGATAAGCTGTCAGAAGCACTTACATTTAGTTCTAAGGCGAATAGTTTTGATTTCTTTATCGTTGGCGAATGGGAGAACGAAGAACCGATTGCAGAGGATGATTATATTGACGGATTCTATGAAGAAATGAAACTTAAGTATGATTATGTCTTTGCAATAACTGGAAGTGCCTTTTACGACATAATCCCGCATTTTGAAGTAATGGCTAAGTAGGTGGTTATATATGGCTAAGAAAAAATTAGGAAATGTTAATGTGAATACACAGAACATGAGAGCTAATATCAGTCTGGCGAGATTCGATGAACAAATACAAAGTGCTCAATATTGGTTAGATAGTCAAGTTATGACCGATATGGTCCCTTATATGCCACACGAAACAGGTACGTTTATAAATGTGACAAGGGCAAAAAGTGCTTCACTTGCAGGTACTGGAATGGTATGTGCAGGTACTGGACCGATGGGACGTTTCTTATACTACGGTAAAGGCATGGTTGATGAACTAACAGGTTCTCCATGGGCAAGAAAAGGGGCAAGAAAGGTTCTTGTTTCTGAATTTGCAGGACAAACCAATGCAAAAGAAGACCTGTCCTATTCCAACCCTAAAGCCACTCCAAAATGGTTTGAGACAGCAAAGAAAAACCACGGCAAAGCATGGGTTACTCATGTTAAGAAGCAAGCAGGAGGTAACTAATGGCAGAAGAACAAAAGCCAGTCAAGTACGATATTGATGGTTTTGACGTGATCACAACAGCATTGCAAGAACTGGTAAATCAATTCCCAGAATTAAGAGAGGGAGACGAAATTGCATTTTCTACATTAGATGATGCAAGCGGAAAAGCAATGTTCCCAGTAAGCGGTGCAGTGATTGAATCAGAAAAAGAGAGTATCACTGGTCACGTCACACAGGTTTGTCTGTATCCATTTTGTGTGATCTACCGTATAAGCGGTGCTAATGCAAAACGTAAGGCAGACACGAAAGAGTGGTTGGATAACCTTGGTAAATGGTTGGAAAAGCAAACAATCACAATTAAAAACAACACATATAAACTAGAAGAATATCCAGTGTTGACAGGCAATCGAAAGTTTTTAACGATTGACAGACAGACACCTGCATATTTGGACAGTATAAACGAAAACAAGTCTGAGAATTGGGCTATCAATATTTCTGCCCGATATCAAAACGACTTTGATAGATAAATTAACTATTAACTGGTCTACGACAGGATGTAGATCACTGACCTTGAAAAGATAAAGGAGAATCATAATGGCAGTTACAACAGGTAAAATTGACCGTAAGTATATGGCTCATTTCTTAGATGCAGGCTCTTTGTGCGGTGGTAAAACACCATCCTATGAACGTCTTGGAAAAGACTTAGAAGAGTACAATGTCGAACTTAATCCCGATACAGAAACAAGTAAAAATATTATCGGAGAATCTACATTCAAACACAACGGATATGAGGTTTCCTCAGAAGCCGACCCTTATTATGCAGAAGCTGACAGCACATTAAGCCAGAAGTTGCAGGAGATCATTGATAATCGTTACAAGGACGATAACTTAAAGACTACAGCAGTGGAAGTACATTTATGGAAAGAAGCAACAAGCGGAGCTTATGAAGCATACGCAGAAGATTGTTATGTTGTTCCAACATCCTACGGTGGAGACACAAGTGGTTACCAGATTCCATTTACAGTTAACTACGCAGGAAACCGCAAAAAAGGTACTTACAACGTAACATCAGGAACATTTTCAGAAAGTGCTACACAGGACTTAAAAGACAACAACAAAGCAGTTTTATCATAACAAGGAGTGCAGGATATGGAAGAACTTAGACGAAAAGTCAAAACTGGGGCATTAAATGTAATTTTAACGAATGAAGATGATGAGGAAATCGGAAGATTCCCATTCAACCCAGTTGATTTAAATATCGTAAGAAGATACGAAGAAGTTGTTGCTAATTTAGAAAAGATGGAACTTCCAGAGGATGCTACAGAGCAGGATATCTTAGAACTGTCTGACAAATTAGAGGGGCAGATTGATTACTTGCTTAACTCTAAAGCTTCTAAGTCTGTATTTGCTATTTGCAATCCACTAACTCTTACAGAAAGCGGAGATTTCTTCATCGAGAACATCATCGTGGAGATCGCAGATATTATTGAGCAGGTAACAGACCAGAGAATTAAGAAGAAACAGGCGAAAATTAAAAGGGCAACGTCTAAATATCACAAATAATGGAAGTTTGGGAACTTCCTACATCCATAGTAGTTGGTGGCATAGATTATGAAATACGCACAGATTTTCGTGCAGTTCTGGACATTTTAAAAACATTTAATGACCCAGACTTTGAGAACGATGAAAAGTGGATTGTTTGCCTTACCATTTTATACGTTGATTTTGGAAATATGCCACCACAAGACTATGAAGAAGCTATTGAAAAAGCCATCGAATTTATTGACATGGGTATCAAAGATGATGGGAAAAAACAACCTCATGTGATGGATTGGGAACATGATGCACCAGTTATCATTCCATCTGTTAACCGTGTACTTGGAAAAGAAATACGAGCTATGCAGTATTTACATTGGTGGACTTTTTTAGGAGCTTACATGGAAATTGGAGAATCTCTTTTCTCACAGATTCTTAATGTTCGCATGAAGAAAGCTAAAAGAAAGAAACTGGAAGACTGGGAAAGAGAGTTCTACAAAGAAAATAAAACGCTTATTGACCTAGATGTTAAATATTCCGAAGAGGAATTAGAAGAACAGAAACGTTTGAACGATTTACTGAATGGGAAAGGGGCGTGATTAAATGGCTACACAAAAAGCGGATGGAAGTATTTATATCAAAACAGAAATTGATACGACCGAAGCAAAAGCAAGTGTGAAAGAAATCGCATCCCTTTTAAAACGTTTATCCAATCAAGTAAAAACCGTTGGAAAATCAATGGAAAAAGCCATGAGTGGCGGTATAAAAGCACCAGATATAAAAGGCATGGATGTTGTCGAAGAAAAAGCAAAGACCGTGGCTGAGGAACTGGAAAAGACCGCACAGGCAGAAAAGAAGCTAGAAAGCATAGATATTAAGTCTAATGCACTTGATACGTTAGATAAAGCAATAGAAAGCACAGGACAGAAGCTTGCAGAGTTAGAAAAAGCACAGATGGATGTATTTAACAGAAATCAAAGTGCTACAGCTTCTCCTGCGTTTCAAGCAATGGAGAGTGCCGCTTCTAAATTAGATCAGCAATATGAACAGTTGATTGCAAAAAAGAAGCAGTTGGAAACATCTACAACAGGAAACACTGGACCGCCTAAGACTGGAAAGCTGACAGGTGGAACAGGTCTGGCAAGTAAGGAAAGTGCTAACGCATTAGCTAAACTTAATGCAGAGATCACAGGCACAGAAACAAAGGTAGAACTGTTAAATAACAGCTTGGAGCAGACAGTACAGGCACAACAAAAGATAAGTGACAGCCCTATCAACACTACAGCTTATCAGATTCTTGAACAGACACTACAGCAGGTAGAAGCACAGTTTAATCAAGTGGCACAGATTCAGCAAGAGTTGTTTGCAAGAAATCAAAGTGTTACAAGTTCTCCTGCCTTTATGGCATTGGAGAGTGCGGCAGAGAAGTTAGGCAGGCAGTACGATTCACTGATTGCTAAGAAACGTCAGTTAGAAAGCGGTGGTGGAACAGTACAAACACCTGCGATCAAGACAGCCCCTATGACTGGTGCATATTCTGCCACGGCATCTAGTGCAAGTCAAAAAGCTTTGGATGCCTTAAACAAAGAAATAACACAGACAGATGCAAAAGAAAAAGGACTTGTTAACACAAATAGTAGGCTTGGTTCATCATTTAAGAATGTCAGTCAGTCTGTGGACAGTGCTAAGACAAAGACAGGCGGTATTTCATCTATCTTTAGTAGGATGGGTGGAGTCGTATCTGGACTTGGAAAACGTCTTGGTGGACTGGCACAGAACTTCACAAGTACTACAAACAGTGCTAATAATGCAAGCTTTTCTATTGGTCGAATGGTCGGTATGAGTGTATTATATTCTACCGTTTTTGGAATGATTTCTAAAGTTAACAGTGGAATCATGACAGGCATCAATAACCTTGCACAGTATTCGTCAGCTACTAATGCTTCGATATCTTCCATGATGTCAGCATTAACTCAGTTACAAAACAGTTTGGCAACAGCATTTGCACCGATTTTGTCCGTAGTTGCACCTATATTAACGGCATTCATGAATATGTTATCGAAAGCGATCACGTATGTAGGAATGTTTATAGCGGCACTTACTGGACAAAAATCTTTTACACGAGCAAAAGCCGTACAAGAAGATTATGCGGCATCACTGAATAAAACATCCAGTGGAGCTAATAAGGCGGCAAAAGCCACAAAGAATAACGCAAAAGCCACGAAAAAAGCAAATAAAGAGATACAGACTTATCTTTCTGGACTTGATGAAGTCCGACAGTACCAGAAAGAGAAAGATAACGACACCCCTAGTTCTTCTACCCCATCCGCAGGCGGTGGAGGTGGTGGCGGTGGTTACACTGGTCCATCCATTGGAGATATGTTTGAGAAAGTTCCTATTGAATCTTCCATTGCAGACATTGCTAAGAAGATTAAGGGCCTCATAAAAAAAGAGGACTGGGAGGGACTTGGAGCTTATATTGCATCGGGTATCAACAAAGGATTGCAAAAAATCTATAATGCCATCAATTGGGATAATGTAGGCCCGAAGATTACATATTTTGTGAACGCATTTACACGGACATTCAATAGTCTTGTTGATCACATAGACTGGGATTTAATGGGACGTACTGTGGGTGCAGGTATTAATACAATTGTCAATACACTGAATCTGTTGATAGAGGGAATCAATTGGAAAAATCTTGGTTCAAAAATTGCAACAGGTATCAACGGTTTATTCAACGAAGTAAATTGGAATAATGTAGGGCAGTTGTTTGCGAATAAAATAAATGTTCCGTTTCAAATGTTAGAGGGAGCTGTAAATACTCTTAACTGGGCAAAAATAGGAACGTCAATAGGTGGATTTTTGAATGGTGCAATCAACCAGATAGATGTTAAGTCTATTGGTACAAGCTTATCTGGATTAGCATTAGGAATATTAACAACATTAGATAATGCACTTACTACAACAAACTGGTCACAGCTTGGCACAAAATTAGCAACATTATTAACATCCATTGATTGGGTCGGAATATTTGTCAATGCAATATCTGTTGCAGGGAAAGCCATTACAGCATTAACACAACTCGGTGTGTCTTTTATGGATAACTTGGCAAAAGGTATTACAAATGGGACACAGCAGTTTATTAGTAAGGGATTATCAGCATTGACGAGTTTTACTGCAAACTTAAGAAGCAATGCAGGAAAATTAGTAGATTCTGGTTTAAAGCTTATGTTAAATCTTGCAAAAGGTATAGCAAAAGCAATGCCAGACATCATCAAAAATGTACCACAGATTGTGATTAATATTGCAGACGTTATTAACGATAATGCCCCTAAGATATTACTTGCAGGAGTACAGCTTATCGCAATCTTGCTCAAAGGTCTCATCCAGTCAATACCGACATTGATCGCAAACGTGCCAAAGATTGTGCAGGCAATCGTCAGTGTATTTACAGCTTATAATTGGCTATCACTTGGAAAAAGCCTCATCACAGGTATTAAAAACGGAATTATGAATGCAAAAAATACTGCGGTTGATGCTATGAAGAATACATACAATGGCGTGATTGATGCGATAAAGAATTTACCGTCTAAACTCAAAGGACTTGGAGAAAACGGAATTAAAGGGATAGGCAATGGAATTACTGGGAAATTGTCTGGGCTTAAAACAACGGCAGGAAAAATATTGACCAATATTATAGAAGCGGTTAAAAATCTACCTAGAGAGTTGGCAAAAAAAGCGACATCTGCTATTAGGGATATGAAAACTACATTTAAAAATGTCGATTGGGGAAGTGTCGGTATGAATGTAGTAAAAGGTATAGCAAAAGGCGTTGGAGACTTTGCATGGATTCTTGTTGATAAAATGACAAGTCTTGCACAGAAAGCATGGGAGGGCGTTAAAGATTTCTTTGGAATCCATTCTCCATCAAGACTTATGAGAGATACGGTAGGTAAGATGATACCTGCAGGTATCACAGTAGGTCTTGAAAAAGCTTTCCCAGATACGATTGATACATTATTAGACCAATCTAAACAGTTGGCAAATGTACCATTTACAGCACCATATGTAGCAAGTGGAGCGGTAATACCTGCGAAAGCATCCGCAGTGATCGCACAAAAGCAACACAGTACAGATAGCAATAACAATGACGTACTTAATCTACTAGAACAGCTATTATCTGTTATGAAGTCCTTAGAATCAGACAACAGCGGTAACAACGGTGGAGATTATCACTTCACAGCACAGATTAACCGCAGGACGTTGTTTGATGAATTTATCGAAGAAGCAAAACTAAGACAAATGAGTAATGGTAGAAATCCATTCAGCCTTGCGTAGAAAGGAGTAAAAAATGGCACAGGATTATATAAAAATCAATAATAAAAAAGTCTGGCAACCAGATTCAGACACAGCTGTAGCATTTGAAACTACCTATACGCAAGGTAGCACAAGGGCACAGTCTGGTAAAGGAAAGTTTACCCCGATGTTCACAGTAGAGCGATTTACATACAGTGCATCGGATGTGCCAATGTCTAAGGTTACGGAAATATTAGAAATGGTGGCACGTGGTAAATCTTTTGATTTACATTATTTTTCTGTATTTTACGGAGAGTGGAGAACAGCAAAGTTTTATGTCGGACAGGTATCGGACATTAAGATAAAAACACTTAAAAATAACCATGAAAAAGTATCAAGTATATCTTTCAATATGCAGGGGGTTAACCCGATATGATAAATGTAAGTGATGAATTTAAACAGCTAATGACAGAACGACAAGATTTTAAATGCAATGCAGAAGTAACGCTTGCGAATGGAACTGTACTGCCATTAGGAGAAGATGATTTTTCAATAGATAACAATAGTCTGGTCGATGCGGCAGGTGCTAACACCATTCCTTTAGGTGTTGCACTCAGCCGTAATGTCCAGTTAGAAATCATGAATGACGATGATCACTTATCCAATTATGACTTCTTTGGAGCAAAAATAAGACTGTATATAACATTTGAATTATCAGAGACAACAGAAAAAATTGAATACGGTACATTTACAGTTACACAGCCAGAGGGCTACGGAAACGTTGTAACTATTGTCGGATACGATGATATGTACAAAGCTGATAAGGCATACAGCACAACATTGACATTCCCTGCGACAGCAAAGAGCGTGTTAATTGATAGTTGTGATACCTGCGGTATCTTGATTGGAAATAGTAACTTTTTACACAATGACTTCCAGATACCAACCATGCCGTCTAGCGAGTACACACACCGACAGATTATAGGATTTATTGCTATGATTGCCTGCGGAAACGCAAGAATCGACCGTACAGGGCATTTACAGATAATGACCTATGACTTTAACTATGACAGCGGTAATGTCCATGATTTGACCGATTACAACACTCTGACGAACGATACAAACGATGTGCAGGTAACAGGCGTGCAAATGACACGTACTGTCAAAAAAGTTACAACTGACGAAGAGGGAAATGAGAATGAAGAAGATGTTGAAGAAACTGTAAAAGTAGGTGCAGACAGCTATATCTTATCTTTGGAGAATCCACTTGTAAAAGGACATGAGGAAACACTTGTTTCTTGGGTTTATGACAAATTTAAAACAGTGACATTCCGTGGATTTACGATGGATTATATATCTTATCCAATAGCTGAGTTTATGGACAAGATAAAGGTCACAGATTGGCGAGGGAAAAGCTTCTATTCAGTATTAACAGATGTAAACTTTGTATTCTTTGGGTATACAACACTACAAAATAGTGCAGAATCTCCAATGAGAAATCAAAGCAATTACACGTCAAGTGAACAAAAAGCACTGATTCAAGGGAAAGAATTAGTTGAACGTGAAAAGACAAATCGTGAAATTGCAGTTAAAAAGTTAAATGATACATTAAAAAACAGCTCTGGCATGTATTCTACAGCAGAAAAACAACCAGACGGCTCTACTATTTACTATTTGCACGATAAACCAACAATCGCAGAATCACAGAATGTTATCAAACTAACAGCCGAAGCAATTGGTTTTTCCACGGATGGCGGTAAAAATTATCCATATGGTTTTACAATCACAGGCGAAATGATAACAAGATTGCTTTATGCAGAGGGAATCAATGCAGATTATATTAACACTGGTGCATTAACAGTCAAAGATAAATCTGGAAATATTATCTTCTATGCAGATATGGAGACTGGTACTGTAAAGATTTCTGGAGATAACGTCACGATTGGTGGCAAAACAGCACCAGAAGCAATTAGTGATGCAGTAAAAGAATCTAAAAATTATGCAGATGGTAAAGTATCAGACTTTGCAGAAACAGTTACAAAAAGTGTGTCGGATTTGCAGAATCAAATAGACGGACAGATTGAGACATTCTACTACGATTACGAACCAACATTAAAAAATATCCCTGCTTCTGACTGGACAACAGAAGATGATAAAAAGAAGCATGAGGGAGACTTATTTTATTGGAAATCTAAAGGATATGCCTACAGATTCTTCAAAGATGGCGACACATGGAAGTGGCAGTTAGTACAAGATACAGACGTTACAAAAGCATTGCAGACAGCATCTTTTGCACAGTCTACGGCAAACAGTAAATGCCGTGTATTTCTGACACAGCCTACACCACCTTATGACACAGGAGATATGTGGAATCAAGGTCAAAACGGAGACATTCTTACATGCGTTGTAGCAAGAGCGGACGGTGCAAGCTATGTGGAAACCGACTGGCAGAAGCTTAACAAGTACACGGACGATGAGACAGCCAATAAGGCACTGGAAGAAGCCAGAAAATCTCGTGCAATGATTATCAATCTGGACAACGATTATCAAGCAATCACGACAGATTATAAGGGAGAGTACACATCATTTCCAGAGTGTCACACGACAGCACAGGTTTTATACGGTCATACCGATATATCTAACGACTGTACTTATAATGTGCAGAAGTCGGGCGGTGTCGTAGGTTCATGGAATAATTCAACTCATACCTACACTGTGACAGCATTAACAACAGATGTTGGATGGGTAGATATTACAGCTAATTACCTTAATACTTATTCAGTTACGAAACGATTTGACATTGCGAAATTAAAAGGCGGTATCCCCGGAGAAACAGGTGCAAAAGGAGATAAGGGAGAAACAGGAGCAAGCGGTAGAAGCATCACAGGCTCAGAAACGACTTATCAAGCATCTAGCAGTGGAACAACGGCACCAACAGGAACATGGAGTAAAACACCACCAAGCGTTGCAGAAAATCAGTATTTGTGGACGAGAACCATATATACTTACTCTGACAAAACCACAAGCACAACATATTCCATCGGTAAGATGGGAGCTAAAGGGGAACAGGGTGCAAAGGGAGAAACTGGTGCTACTGGTCCACAGGGGGAAAAGGGAGCTACTGGTGCCACTGGACCTCAAGGTCCGCAGGGAGAAAAAGGTAACACAGGAGCAACAGGACCACAGGGACCACAAGGAGAAAAGGGTGTTGCAGGTAAAGACGGTACTGACGGTAAAAATGCAACGTATATTACTGTATCTGGTACTAATTATGATACGGTTCAAGGAATTAGTAAAAATGCATCATATGTTCTTATAAATGGAATTAAATATGATTTTATGCCAACTAGAGGACATACATTAGTAGTTATCAATCCATCCAGTGGTGCTATAGAAAGTATAAAAAGTTATGATACATATACGACAGCAAGTGCATTAGACAGCCCATTGAGTGCAGTAGCATCTGGAAAAATAATATGTTTGTTTACTGCGGATGCAAGCGGATTAACCCGAACCGCCAGAAACACATTAATAGAATGTGGTTCTGCAATGACCGACACTTGGGGAAGTTCTCGTGTTACTCATCTTTTTATCGGTATGAAAGGATTAGAAAAGGGCAATGCATATGAAATTATTGCAAAAGGAAGTGATGCTACAAAAAGTATTACCGCATATTATACTGCATCTGGAATAGTTCTTAATGGACAAGTTGGAGCGACTGGACCGCAGGGAGCTAAAGGAAATGACGGTGTATCTCCGACAGTATCAATTTCAAAAAGCGGTACAGTAACAACCATCACAATTACAGATAAAAATGGAACACATACACAGACTGTCAATGACGGAACGAATGGAACGGCAGGTAAGGCAGGTGCGGACGGTAAAACACCATATTTCCATGTTAAGTATAGTAACGATGGCGGTAAGACGTTCACTTCTAATTCGGGAGAGGACGTTGGAACATATATCGGAACTTGCACCGACTATAACCAAGCAGACCCTACAACGGTTGGTTCTTACACTTGGGCAAGAATCAAGGGAGAGACAGGGGCAACAGGACCACAGGGAGAAAAAGGGAATACGGGAGCAACTGGTCCGCAAGGAAGTGCAGGAAGAACGTACTTCATGGAAACATCGTCAAGTATCGTGAAAATGTCTGCGGACAACACGATTGTGCCGAACTACATTACATTATCTGGTTACTACCGTGACGGTACAGCAACAGCACGTACAGCTTATAAGTGTCGATTCAAGATTGAGGAAACAACGGACGGAGATACATACACGACCGTTTATACTTCATCCTCAGATGAAACTGACATTACCCATGCACTGTACTCTGTGCTAGCAAGTGGTTCAAGCGGTGTTACTGCAAGCGGTTCAAGTGGTATCGGTATCTCAAGAAATCTTACAGCGTTAAGGTGTACGATGTATGCCGCAGGTGGATTTTCACAGGTGTTGGATATTGAGACAATTCCAGTAGCCATTGACGTAGATGCACTGACTCACGAAGATATATTCAATCTGCTGACCAACGACGGAGCATGGCAAGGTATTTATCGTGGGTCTGACGGTAAGTTGTATATCAACTTTACTTATGCTAGAGGTGGAACATTAAATCTTGGTGGAAAAGCAAACACGTACGGTAATGGACAAATGCACGTTTATGATGCAAATGACAATGAAATTGTTGACATAAACACGAAAGGGATAGTCGTAACGCATTATATATCAGGCATGGGAGAAAAGCCAATATCATATGTGTGTATAACACCAGACGTGTTCGGTGGTATATATTTATCTGAAAACAAGGATGGAACTGGTGCATGTGCGATTTTGTCCCCAGATGAGATTGTATTAAAAAATAACAGCAGTGGACCAATTACAGTACAAACAGACATAACAATGCATATGACGGATGAATCACTTTATCTTGGGTCGGTAAGTAATTATAAATTTCATTTTGGAAAAGAAAAATCAAGTTTTTATCAGCCAGTTACTATTGGCGGAAGTTTGTCTGTTGCAGGAACAAAAAACAGAATCATAGATACAGAAAATTACGATACAAGAAAGCAGTATTGTTATGAAACAGCAACCCCATATTTTGGGGATATAGGTTCTGGATGTACTGATAATACAGGAAAATGTTACATAGACATTAACGATATATTTTCAGAGACAGTAAACACAGGTGTTGAGTACCAAGTATTCTTGCAGAAAGAGGGGCAAGGCGATATATGGGTAGAAGAAAAGACCGATAGTTACTTTGTTGTAAAAGGTACTGAAAATCTTAAGTTCTCGTGGGAAATCAAAGCAATTCAGAAAGATTACGAATTTGAACGACTTGAAAAATTCGATAACTCAGAAAAAGAAGAAGTGATTGACTATGAGAAAGAATATATGGAAGAAATCAACGATTTGATTAAAGAACAGGAGGAAATGTTAAATGAAACAGTTGAGTAGCTTTATGGTATTAAATATTGACGGTGGAGACAGAGTATCATACACATACAATGAGATTGACGATAACACAGGAGAACCATTGTCACAGAATAAAAAAGAAAATTTCTGGGTAGTAGATAAAGAACTTAAAAAGCACATTGATGCTATCAGAAGCTACGTCAGAGAAAACAAGTTGAATTAAGGAGTGATGTTATGGCAATCAATATACCTTTAGTACATATATCGGATTTAACAGAGAAAAAGACAATATCAGATGATGATTACATGCTTACTGGTGGGAGTACCGCCAGTAAGGTTAAGTGGTCAACGATCGTGTCTCTGATAAAAACTAAATTAGGGATTGGAAATATAGAAGATAGTATAAGTAAAATACAATCAGATATTTCTACGTTAAATAGTGATTTTGACACTATTATAGTTGGAACTACTGCTACTACTGCCAATCAAACAATTAATCATTATGGTGATAGAAAGCTAAGCGATTACAAATTTATCACATTTGCATTTGGAACATCTGACACAGATATTCGTGGCGTTGTAACCATTCCAAGAGTTTTATTTTCCCAAATAAAAAAAGTCTACATTTATGTAGCTCACGGTTCAAACGATGACATAATATCTATAGTATATTTTACATACATAAATGATGTTTCTACTTCTGTAAGATTATCTGCGGATCATGGAGTTAAATATATTAAATGTCTTGGTGTTAAATAGTGATTTAACCACTACCAAAAAGACAGCCGACAACGCAAATGACAAACTTTCCTTAACCAATATTGGCACCCTAACAGTCAAGTGGGAAAATGGTGGAATTTTAGGTTTTTACGTTGATGGAACAAGGGTTGTCGGCATCGTTTCATCATGGGGTGGTAATATAAATTAAATCACTATTTAACGTATAAATAAAAATGCCCTACAAAAAAGTAGGGCGAGAAATAAATAAATTACGGAGATAAAAGACTAGAAATCTCCAACTACATATTAACATAAAACCTCAACAAACGAAAGGAGAGACTATGAATCTCAAATTAAGATTAAAAAATAAGGCAACATTAGTAGCATTGGCATCCGCCTTAATTGCATTTATCTATCAGATTTTAGGAATCTTAGGTATCACAGCACCAATCGCACAGGATGCAGTATCACAGCTTGTAGGTATCATCCTTAATATCTTAGTGACTGTCGGGGTATTGGTGGACCCAACGACAAAAGGAATCGGGGATAGTGTTAATGCAATGTCTTATGAAGAATTAGGACAGGCAGTAGACCCAGACTATCAAGGACCTGTTGACTTAACAGAAAATACACACAAAGAGGTGGAATAAAATGAAATTTATCAACAAATTTGCTCATAGTTCCAATTACGGCGGAACTAGAAAGCTAAGTGATATTAAATATATCGTTGTGCATTTTACAGGGAACAAAGGAGATACAGCCTTAAATAACTGCAAATATTTTCAAGGACCAAACAGACACGCTTCTGCTCATTGTTTTATTGATGGTAGTGGAGTTGTATATAAATCTGTATCTCTTAAGAGAGTAGCATGGGCAGTAGGTGGATGTTATACTTTAAAAAATGGTGCAGGTAGCAAATACAAGGTTGCTACAAATGCAAACAGCTTAAGCATTGAAATGTGCAATTGCGTAGGTGGTGTACCGGCAGATGTGTACAAGGATTTAGTGTGGCTAGTTACATACTACATGAAAAAGTATAACATTGATGCAGATCACGTTATACGACACTGGGATGTTAACGGCAAGGACTGTCCAGACCCATGGATTGGAAAGAATAACAAGGGATGGAACAAATTTAAATCAGACATTGCAGGCACCACAGCGAAAAAAACAAAGAAAGCAGGAGTATATGGAAAAGTCGTTACAAAAAGTGACCCGCTTATCCTTAGAAAGAGTGCTAGTACAAAATCTAAGATTGTTTGCACAATGCCTAAAGGCTCAACGGTACGGATTCTTAAAAAAGGTAGCAAGTGGCATAAAGTTAAATACCCTATCAACGGTAAGACAGGGTATTGTTCAGCAACTTACATAAAAATTTAAAAATAATGCTTGCAATGTCGAAAATGATGTGATATTATAATCAACGTTGGTTACGAAATGTTCCATTTTCGTTCCAACCAAAATTAAAGACAATTGAGTTTATGCGGTTTGAGAGCATTTTGACCCCTTGACTTTTAATCAAGTTGTCCGGGGTTCGAATCCCCGCACGCTCACTATAAAAAAGCACGGTTGCCAAATGGCTAAATACCGTGCTTTTCTTGTATTTATGCGGTTTTTAAGGGTATGACCTGTCTAAAAATCATACCCTTAAAAGTAATCGAAAGTATCTAATGTTTAGGGAAGTATTTGTTCCATCCGTGTTCCATGTTCCATCTGTATTCCAGAAATCTAAGATACCATTTCATTTAGTTGTTCCATTTTTCGTTCCATAGGCTGTTCCACTTTTTGTTCCAAATTTAAGGCATCATTTACAGCGGATATGCTATCTTCTTTTTCTAACATTAAGTGATTGTATACTTCCAGAACGACCTTTTCAGAATCCCCTACAAGCCTTGCAATCATTTTTATGCTAATCTTGGGGAACTGGTAGCATAAGTTTGTGCAGTAATTGTGGCGGAAGATGTGGCTTGTTAAATCCTCAATAGGACTTTCGCTGACCGCCTGCATTGCTTTTATGATTCTACCCCACATCCTGCGGAAACCAGATTTTGTCATAGGCTTGTAATCACGATTTATGAATAAGTATTTCCTGCCATCTTTTCTAAGTTGTTTTATGTAACTAGAGATTGTATCGAATACGTTATCTGGTAACGGTAACGTTCTTTCTCCGTTCTGTATGTTTTTTACTGTTTTTTTCTTTGGTATGTTGTCTGATATGTCGTGTGATTTGTCAATAGATACTGTATGTGCTTCTAGGTTAAAGTCTGATTCTGTTAGTGCCAAGGCTTCGCCACACCGCAATCCACAGCCGTAAATTATGTAAACATATATTTTATCCATTTCATTAAAAGAAGCCTTAAAAACGGCTCTCTGTTCGTCTGGTGTCAATGGGCGTTTTTCTTTCGCTTTGTAACTTATAGATTCAAAGTTGTCAAATATATCTGCGAATGATTGTGCGGAATAAATGCGATCGCAAACAGCAGAGTGCAGGACCTGTTTAAATGTCATAACTATTTGCTGTTGTGTCCGCGGTTTGCCTTTAGCACCGTTCAGAATCAATTGTAAATGGCTTCGCTGTACATCTTGTAGCTTAACGTATTTAATGCCGTTAAAATGGACGTTAAGCACATTGTCGTACATTTTATTTGTATTGTTAGCTCTGTTAGATTCTTTATATAAGACTTTCCATTGTCTGGCATAATCAATAAATAGTATATCAGTGTCAACCATTGCTTGCCGTTGGTCTCTTAGTTGCTCAAATTCTTTTACTTTTTTTTCGAGGTCCTTAGAGCTTTTAGCGGACCGCAGGTGTTTATATCTCTTCTTTCCATTATCCTTGTATGTGCCATCCCATACGTTAGTAGAATAGTAACCGTCTTTACCTTTTTTAAATTTAGCTGTTGCCATTGTATCACTCCTTTTTAAATAATCAAAATCACAAAATAGGTACAAAAATAACAGCCATGCAAGAGTAGTTTTTATAACATTGCAAAATAATATGAATGTGTTACAATAGATATGGAATTTTCTATATTAAAATTTTACGATGTTATGGAAAAGGGTTACCGTTCTTTTTAGTCTTCTAACGGTGGCTCTTTTTTGCGTTCTTGCATAACTGATGTAGTCATGATACAATATAGGTGTTTGGCTGTACTATCTTGTATGATAACTACCTTGTATTTATATTAGATAGTGCTTTGGACTGTACCTATTGGATGTGGGTACGGTCCTTTTTATTGTTTAAAAATCATATTTTGTCCAGTAACCATTGTTATTATAAGTGAAAGATGCGACGTTATTTGGAATTAAAAATGCTGCATACATCTTACTGCTACCACCGTTATATAATTTAATTTCTGAACGGTCGTATTCCCAATCAATATAAAGGGCAGATACGCCACCTAAGTTTTGTGTGGCTGATGAATTATAGAAACAATATGGATTCAATATATCAGAACCATCTAAAAAATACTTGTCATATCCGCTGATCGCAGATACATCAAACGTGAAAAGCACAAGGTTTGTGTTAGGGTTGTTAGATAGTTCTTCCTGTTCAAATTCTCCCCATTTCCCGAATGATTTCAATAAATTTATAGCATCGTTTCCTTTGCGTACTTCGTTTAATTTAAAATAATATACAGAACCATAATTATTTATCGTAACACCGTTTCTTGGGTTATAAGGATTTGTTCTGCTACCTAAAGGATTAGCAGGAACTGTTGTGGTTGGTTTTGTTGTATTCTGAGTTTTCTTTTTATTCTTCACAGTTACTTTGCATTTATATTTTTTCTTTCCAATCTTTGCTGTGATAGTAGCACGTCCTGCCTTTTTAGCAACGACTTTTCCTTTTTTAGAAACTGTTGCAACTGATTTTTTACTGCTTGACCATTTAGGTTTTTTCTTTGTGCCTTTTACCTTTAATGTTTTGGATTGCCTAACAGTAAGTGTAATTTTTGAGTTAGAAATCTTAATTTTAGATTTTGCTTTTACTGTATTTAAATTTCCAAAAACGCCCAGTGTGACAGCAAGTAAAAACACAGTTAATAATTTACATGATTTTTTCATGATACTCCTCCTTTTGTTAATGTATAACAAGCAACGTGACAATCACAATCGCAGGCAAATCGCAGGCAAGAAACTACGTATTTATGCGGTTTTAAAGACTTTTTGCATAGTTGCATCACAGGCAAATCGCAGGCAAATGACAGGCAAATCGCAGGCAAACATCAATCAACTATGCATTTTCTTTTTTTAAAGTCCAAGAAACCACGGTTTTATGCGGTTTTCAGCACCATGCAAAAAGTTTTTTAAATTTGTGATTGACAAAACAATGTTTTTAGTGTATTTTTATTTTCTTTTATATAAATATATAGTATCTAAAGACTATAGTTATATATAACCTATATAGTATTATAATAATTAATATTTATATTTAATTAAAAAGAAAAAAATAAAACAAAAAAAGAAAAAAATTAGAGCTGTTTAAATGCAATTAGCTGTGGGGTGTATCCTGTCAGCATTGCAAGTTGCTCTTTTGTATAATCTTTGTGATAAAGTATCACTTCATCGGGTATCAAAAGTTCCGAAGCAAATGTCTGTGCTTCTTGTTCGATAGAGTTCTCATAACAGTTCTTGCCGAATGAGAAGAAATAAAAATCTTCTTTGTGCAGGACCGCATGACCTAACTCATGAGCTAAGACCTCGTGATACTTTTTTTCGTTTTCTAATAATTTTTCGTTTATGTAAATAAAATCTCTTTCGTGAATCTTTAAATAGCAACCAGATATTTTTTTTAAGTCCCCGATCTGGATGATTATGTCTAATTCTTTTGCAAGCCTAACGGGGTTTCTGGTTTCGTATTTTTTAATCAAATTGTATACAATAGATTTAATTTGATTATGATTCATACATTTATATCCTTTCTTCACTTATTTTTCTGTTCAAGATATATAAGTGACATTTCATACTGGGCTAATATCGCATCAAGAGATTCATCATCAAGTTTTTCCCCATCGTAGTAGATAGGGTGTCTAGTTCTGTTTTTAAGTAAATCTCTCATTCTCTCTAGTTCATCTTTGATGTCTATTACACGGTTATCTTTTTCTTTTTTATCCTCCTCCTTTCCTGTCATGAGGTAATCAACTGTTACACCGAAAAAATCGGCAATCTTCTGTAACTTTTTGATGCCCGGCTTACTCCTACCAACTTTCCAATCAGAAAAAGTTGACTTAGAAACGCTAGCTTCTCTTGCTACATCAGAATCTTTCAGACCTCTTTCGTCACGCAGTTTTTGATAAATTTCGTACATAGAGCACCGCCTTTTTAAAAAAGTTCCAAAATCCGTACAAAAACTATTGACAAGTTCTAGAATCCGAATTATAATATAACCATAAGTTCGGAAAAAAGAACAGCCATTGGTAAGTTCTTGTTATGATTTTTCTTTACATTTCATATTATAACTGATTTCCGAACTAAAATCAATAGAAACGTTCGGAAAGGAGTAAATATGTATAAAAAATATTGTGCGTTAAGGGACAAAAGGAATCTGACAGATTACAGAGTGTCAGAAGATACAGGAATTGTAAGGTCTACGTTTACGGATTGGAAAACAGGAAGAAGTAAACCGGGCATCAAAAAGTTAAAGGCATTAGCTGATTACTTTGGTGTGACAGTAGATTATTTTTTAGAGGAGAGTGAGTAGTGAAGAAAAGATATTCTCATAAAAAAATGAGAGCATGGTCAGAGTACCCATTGATTACAAGAATATCTTTTGTGATTTCTTGTACAGCATTGGTACTTGCGATTGTGAGATTGCTACTTAAATAGACTGACGATAAGAGCTATTAAAGCAATTAAGACAGATAGCAACTCTAACCAATGTTTAGAAAACCAATTAAATTTCTGCTGATATTTCCTTTTGCTGTCAGCGGAAATGGATGAATTAATAGCATCTTGAACCTTTTGATTTTTGGAATAGTCAGAAGATTTCATTTTATCAATGGTTTCTTCATCTGGTTTATCAAGATGTGGTAAAGGATTTTTAGACATAGTATACCTCCTAAGGAGATTATAACACAGAAAGGAGTACAGAAATGTATATTCCACCATTTCAATTAGGAATATTTGTAGGAGCTGTAGGAGTAATTGCATTTGAAATCACAGCTGTATTAATCGACAACTACAGAAGTAAAAAGAGAAGAGAAGCACGAAAGAAATAAAAATGCCCCATGCGGTACTGGAACTACCACACAGGGCGAATGTAACCACTAACCATAGCTTAGCGGTAAGGAAATTATAACACAATTTTTTTAACACCGCAAGAAAGAGGTGCGGAATGGAAGATAAGACAAAGCAGTGGAAAGACTTAGAAGAATACTTTGCAACAGAGGTAATTGAGCAAAGTAAACGGACAGCAAAAAGATGGTTTGCAATCTGGCTAATTACATTCATTGCATTGGTTACGACAAATACAGTGTGGATATATGTGTTTAACTCATATGAATACGTTCAGCAGGACGGAAGCGGAGTTAACAACTATCACACCGATATTGATGGAGACTTAGAGAATGGGACAAAGAATTAAAGCTAAGAAGAACGGCAAATACAAGAAAGTGGCGTTCAGACAGGCAGGAATGAAGAAAAGAGGATACTACCGCAGGAAGAAGCGGAGAAAGTGAGGTAAACATGGAGTACCCGAAACCAGTTATGAAGATGGGAGAGCTTGTGAAAATGGGGTTCCCGAGGTCGTTTCTGGATGAAGCTTATCGGGAACGTGGACAAGACTTTGCACAAAAAGGTCCTAAGTCCAATTCTCCTATATTTTTCGATACAGAAAGATTTGAAAAATGGAGAATAAGAAAGCTAACAAATGAGAACCAAGCAATGCAGAGAGGAGGGTTCTAAATGAAAATGGGAGCATTCATGATGGGGTGTGGACTATTAGTCTGCGGATTAGATTTAATGCCATTCTGGTTTATGGGTACTTGTGTAGCCGCAGGACTGGCATTAATCGCACAAGAGCGTGATGGATGGAAATGAAAAAAAGCACCCAGACGTGCAGGTCTAAAGTGCTTAACAAAAAATGCATAACAACAGTATAGCAGGAAAAGGAGAATGTGACAATGATTATTACAAAAAAAGAGTTCAAAGATGCAGTTAAAAATATTATCATTGATGCAATTAAATCAACTAACAACCCGATGTTTACAAAAGAAGAAAACAAAGAAGCAGATAGAAATATCGCAACAGCAATGACAGACTTCTATAGCAGAATGATTACAAAACTTTTCGCAGGCAGAGAAGAATGGGAAGCTAACAAAGAAGAGTTAAGTGACAGTATGAATCAATGTAGTGATGAAAGAATACAGGAACATCATAGTTTTACAACGGCACTGGAAAATATTGCGTGTATAACAAGTGTAGGAGAGCTGTTACGCAAGATCGCAGGAAATGAGGAAGAAGAAACACAAGAACCACAGGAAAAGGAATTTGATGTAGAAGAGATTCTAAGAGAAGCAGGGAGTGAGCAGGAATGATCGTAACAGGATACACAAACGAATATGGGACAGTAATCCCAGAAGAAGATGCAACAGAATATATCTGGAAGCAGGCAAGAAACAATGAAGAAGATAAAACATGGCTACTAGAGTATATGTGGGACGTGTTTACAGGAAATCCAAAATTCAAAAAGGAATTAGAGGAACTAAAAGAAGCTCGTTTTGATGATGTATGCAGTGTGAAAGAGTGTGACGAGCAGAGAAACGTCATTCCGTATAGCGGAGAATATGAACCAGAGGGGAGATAGAAAGATATGACAATACATGAAAAAATGATGAAGATTCAGACAACATTAAAAGCACCGAAAAATCTAAGAAACTCATTCGGTGGGTATATGTACCGCAACGCAGAGGGAATCTTAGAAGCTGTGAAACCACTTCTGGAAGAACAGAAGCTTGCAATGTACATAACGGACGATGTAATAGCGGTTGGTGATCGTGTTTATGTAAAAGCAACGGTAAAGGTGCAGGACATTGAAACAGAAGCAAGCGTAGAAGCAACAGCACTCGCAAGAGAAGCACTGAACAAAAAGGGGATGGACGATTCTCAGATAACAGGAACGGCTTCATCATACGCAAGGAAATATGCCTTAAATGGAATCTTCTTACTGGATGATACAAAAGATGCTGATACAGACGAAAACCAGAAAGAACGCAAAGCAAGAGCTGACAAGCAAGCAGACGATAACAATGCGGATGCAATCAGAGCTATGAAGATTTCAAAAATCAAGCAGGACACACTTTTAAGCTTATGTGATGAAATGGCATTTGATATTAACAAGATTCTTACATCTTATCATCACAAATCCATTTCAGAAATTACCGAGGGAGAATATCAGTACATTGTAGCCAACAAAGACAAGGCTAACGTAAGAAAGATTTGGAGCTGATTAGATGGAAACTAAAGCCAGAATACATGATATATCCATTGATTTTGAAAGTGGTAAGCAGGTTATTTCCCTTGTGTGTGAAAAAGACATACGAGGGGAATATGACCGACTGAAAGATAAAGAATGTAGGCTTAAGGTTGTTCAGTACCGTGAGGGCAGGTCTTTAGATGCCAATGCATACTTTCATGTATTGGTTGGAAAGATTGCAGAAGTAACGGACAACAGCAAGGTATACATAAAGAACAAACTCATAGCAGAGTACGGACAGCATGAGATTATAAATGGTTCTTTGGTATCACTTCCATTAGATAACGATATAGAAGTGTACGACCTTGAATTTTGCCACCTACAACCGACAGCCAGTACAACTACCAATAAGGCAGGTAAGTTGTTCAGAATCAATCTGGTAATGCGTGGGAGCCATACCTACGACACAAAGGAAATGTCTGAACTGATAAAAGGAACTGTTGTAGAAGCAAAAGAGCTTGGAATTGAGACAGCAACACCGGAGGAGATAAAAGAAATGGAAGAAAGGTGGAGAGTAAAACTTGAAAAAGCTAACTAGTGTATTTACAGAAAATATGGACTGTTGCATTTACACAGGTTCTTACATAGTGGAAAGACATCATATTTTCGGTGGTTCTAATAGGAAGAAAAGTGAAAAATATGGATTTGTCGTACCACTAAGACCAGACTTTCATCCGAACGGTGTACATTTTAACAGAAAAAATGGAGACATAGATACAAAGCTTAAGACGATGGCTCAAACATATTATGAAGAGCATATCGGTAGCAGGGAAGAGTTCAGAAAGGAGTTTGGGAAATCATGGCTGTAACATACACAATCCAAGGAAGACTTGACGGACTTAACACTTTTATTTATGCAAACAGGACCAATCCCTACAAAGGTGCCAGATGCAAAAAAAACAATCAAAAAATTTGCAAGGCATACATACCACAATGGCTAAAGAAAAAGCACATAAAATTTCCAGTGATTCTGGAAATTAAGTGGTATGAAAAGAATAAAAGACGTGATCCAGACAATGTCTTTTCGGCTATTAAGTACATATTAGATAGCTTGGTAGAAGTAGGAGTGTTCCCAAACGATGGTCAGAAACAGGTAGAGGGTATCGTTAACTGGATAAAGGTCGATGCAAAGAATCCAAGAATCGAGATAACAATCTACGAAGACGGAGACAAATATTAAGCAGGAGGGCAATGATGCAAATAAACATAAATACAGACTGGGAATGGTATGAAAGTACAAACGTGTTTAGATTATTTACTCATTGCCTATTACATACAAATACACAAAATATAAGATACTGCGGAAGAGAGATAAAGGCAGGACAATTTGTTTCTTCTATAACAAGAATCAGTGCAGAAACAGGATTAACAGAATCACAGGTCCGAACAGCACTTAAGAAGCTAAAAGACACTGGGTACATATCCACAAAAAGTACAAATAAATACACGATATACACAGTAAATGAGTATCAGAAGTACATAGATTGTGGACAAGTTGCAGAAACAACTACCGAGGAAAACACGGTGGTTGAAAATGGAACAAAAATGGAACAACCAGCGGAACGAAAAATGGAACAAACAGAGGAAAAAGTAAAGGAAACTTACGAGAAATCAAAAGAAAATTGCGAAAAGTCGAACAAAAAAGCAATCAATGAATGTTTTGAAAGACTCTGGAAACAGTACCCGAACAAAAAAGGAAAAGGGCAGGTATCTGATACTAAGAAGAAAATTCTATATCAAAAAGGCGAGGAACACATACAAAGGGCATTGAAGAGGTATCTTGAGGGATTAGAACAGGATAGTTCATGGAGAAAGCCACAGAACGGTTCAACATTCTTCAATTCTGGTTATATCGATTATCTGGACGAGAACTACGAGAAACCACCAGAACCGAAGCCACAGCGGAATCCTGCAAGTGTTTTATCCTGCGAGAGAGACTATGACTTTGATAATTTAGAAATGCAGTTACTACATAAGCAATTAGAGTAAGGAAAAAGGAGTGATGGAAAATGTATCAAATGAGTTTTTTTGGTAATGAAACAGCACTTAGAAGCCATTCCATTACCAAGCAGACTAGAAGAGAATCCCACAAAAAGATTAATAAAGAAGCAATACATATCTTAATTCTTGAACAGCTTGAATACGAAGCTATGACAGCACGAGAGATCGCAACAGTGTTATACAAGCATAAAAAAGTCTTAGAACCGACAAGACAGCAGGTACAACCACGGCTAACGGAGTTAGTGCAGGACGGACGTATTGAGGTATGCGGTAAACGACACGACAGCCTAACAGACAGAAACGTGGCAATCTACAGAAAGGTGGCGGAAGAAGATGGGGTATAAGAAATTCACAACAGAATTTAAAAGAAAAGTTGTTGCGGAAAGTAACGCAAGACATGAGGTAAAGAGCGTTGCGAAAGAATACGGTATTGATTCATCAACCCTCTTTAAATGGAAAAAACAGAATTTAGATGAAAACAAAGAAGAAAACGCCCCATATTCTCGTGAATACATAAAAATGGTAGTAAAGACAAGACTGACAAAAAACAATACGTCAAAATCTTGCTCACAAATGTTTAAGATTCCAGAGTATTTGATTACATTTTGGACAGAAAAATTTGGGGATGAAGTAAGAAAAGAAATTGAAGCAGAACAGCAACGTAACAAAAGGAAACCTAGAGGTATTCATGTTACATCCAGTGCGGTCTACTGGAAATAAGAAAAGGAGATTAAAGAAATGAAAGGTTATAAAGCATTTAATAAAGGATTAATTTGTAAAGGAAAGCAGTACAAAGAGAATGAAACTTTTGAGGAAGAAAGAGCAGTTCCATGTCACAGAGGTATGCACTTCTGTAAGAACCCGTTCGATGTGCTTAATTTTTATGATCTGGTAGACGAGAATGGAGAATTTTCGGACTTTGCGGAAGTAGAAGCACCAGACGATGCAGAAGTAAAAACAGACGATGATATTAAATATTGTACAACAAAGCTTAAGGTTGGAGCGAAGTTTTCTTTCGCAGGATTTGTTAAAACTTGCGTTGATTTTGTGATTGAGAAAACACAGACAGAGAAACCAGACTCTGGGGACTACGCACAGATTGGTAGCTCTGGGAACTCCGCACAGATTGGTAGCTCTGGGAACTCCGCAAAGATTGGTAGCTCTGGGAA